GTGTCTGGCGCAGGACGCCCTTGACCATGCTTGATCCCAGGACTCTTGGTGATCTGGGTGAGGGTGGTGTGAAGGCGGATATTGCTATGGGTCGTATCGCCCTCGGTATGGCTGCTACTGCGATTGCCTGGAATGCTGCCGGTAAGGGTATCGTGTCTGGTGAAGGCCCCGATAATCCCGCCAAGAAGGCTATCAAGATGGCCACTGGCTGGCGTCCTCAGTCTGTCAAGGTTGAGGGCCCTGAAGGTACTCGCTACAACATCAACCAGAACCTTGGCAACCGTCTCAATATCTTTGACATGAATAGTCAGAGTGCGACTATGATTGCCAGTCTGCGTGAAGCGTACGAGAAGGGCGCTAATCAGGGCCAAATCGCCACTGGTATGAAGATGGCTGTGTACAGTGCCATCAAGAGCCTGAGTGATAACGTCTGGCTTGGTGACATTGCTGACACCATCAACACTATGTCTCAACCTAACCGTACCGATCAGCGGGATCAGTGGGTGGCCAACCAGCTCACTAGCTTCGTCCCCAACATCGTGGGTCAGGTTGCCAGGACTACTGATCAAGGCCAGCCCATGACCACTGTGAAGGGTGACCTTGGCCAGACCATAGAGAACACCTTCAAGTCCAAGATCCCGGGCCAGCGTGAGGCCCTGCCGGATCGCATGACTCCCTTCGGTACTCCAGTACAGAGTGGTGCCGCTATGGGTGGCCAGGAAACTATCCTGCCCCAAGGTAATCGTCTCACTGGTGGGTCTTATATCGAACAGACTAAGGATCCTGCTGAGCTTGAGATTGCCCGGCTGGATGACATGTTCGAAGAGAGCATCGTTACTGCGGTTCGTAAGACCATCAAGGTTGGTGGTGAGAAGAAGCAGCTTACGAATGCTGAGTATAGTAAGTTCCAGCAAGTGGCTGGGCGTGAGATCGTTGAAACCTTAAGAGATGAAATGGCTACCCCCGAGTGGTCCCAAATGTCTGACGAGCAGAAGGCTAGTTGGATCAAGGACATGCAGAAGGACGCGAAGAAGCGTGTCCAAGATTACCTATTTAACTCTAACGAAGGGAATTAATAGTATGAGTATTGAGGGGGAGCGTATCGCAGTCCTGGAGACTAAATATCAAGTCATGGAAGAGAAATTAGATAAGATTGCTGAGCAATTAAATAGCCTCCTTGAACTCAAAGCGAAGGGTATCGGTGCTATTGGGCTGGTGTCTCTGATCCTTGGGTCTGGTATCATTGGTATTGTCACCATGGCTATCAACTACTTCAAGGGTGGTGGTACCCATCTTGGCTAACAATCGTACGATTATCAGTGCTGGTGCTGGTGCCGCTCTTAGCGCACTCGTGGTCACTCAGACACTGCCAGTCATAGACCAGTGGGAAGGCAATGTGCCAATTCCCTACAAGGACATCGTAGGCGTCCTAACTGTGTGCCGTGGGCATACGGGTCCAGATGTTGTGGTCAAGGGCGTTTATAGTCCTGAGCAATGTGATCAGTTGACTAAGAAGGACATCAACATCGCTATCTCTGGTGTCCTCAAGGTCAGTCCACATTTGCTGTGGCACCCAATGCAACTTGTCGCTGCTACATCCCTTAGCTTCAACGTCGGTACTGGTACCTATGCGACCAGTTCGGTGGCCCGAGAGTTCAATCTTGGCAACTTCCAGGCCGGGTGTGAGGCCCTCAAGCTGTATAAGTTTGCTGGTGGTAAGGTCAGCCAAGGATTGGTCAACCGAAGACAGCACGAATATGAGGTATGTATCTCAACCCTAACGGTGGGTGAGTTCAAGAAAGTCAAACAACAATAAGGAAAGGGCCCCAAGGATTTCTCCAAGGGGCCCTAACTTTATCTAGTGGCTGGTGATCCCACACCAATTAAGCTCATCAGTTTAGAGCACCACTGAATTTACTTACCTCGGCGTGCCACACTTAGCGCAATTGCAACTGCTTGCTTCTGTGGCTTGCCCGCCTTGATCTCGGTCTTAATATTCTGGCTGATCGCCTTCTTGCTTTTTCCACTCTTTAGCGGCATCTAACATCTCCTCTGCCCATTGGTGACTGGATTGTAGTCGAGCTGTATTGACTGCACAGATCTCTGCATCTGCTAGTGAGATAGAAAGCTGGGAACCTTTACCGGATCCGTCAGCGCTTTGGGTGGCTGGAAGTTTACCACCACCGGATTGCTTGCCACCACTCTGACTGGCTTGGTAGCGCAGGAGATTAGCGTGGTAGACATCATAAAGATCATCGTACCTTTGACTAGCAGCTTGTGCATTCTTAACAGCCTCCTTTTGCAGGCTAACACGGGTGGCCTCAGCCTTTTGGTTGGCTAGGTCTTGAGCAACCTTGAAGTTATTAATCTCCTGAGTGTGTGCAGTTCGTTCCTTGATTAGGGTCTTGTGGTCTTTGTCCCAGCCATGAGCCATGAATAGGACAACAGCCCCAAGGATTAGACTTACATACCAGTTAGAGCCCACATGAGCCTCCTTTACCACTGATGTCGCAGATGTCGTGAGTCTCGATGTGCTCCTCGAACTCAGTACCTAGGTTGGCCACAGCCTCACTATAGGGTACCGGGGTCAGAGGCTGCCCTCCACGAGCACCGTCTGGATAGCAAGTAAAGCCACGAAGACGGTGAGCATAAGAAGCAAGCGTATTGGCAAAAGGACCCACAGTATCAGGGTTATTGAACCGAGAACCCCAAGCCGGGAGATTAATCGTCGAAGAGATCGATTGGTCCACATAGTCTTGAATATCCGCTTGGAATTTAATACGCTTCTCAAAGTTCTCACTCAGGTCCAAGGCACTCTCGATCTTGTCCGGATCGACGCCATAAAGATTGATCAGTTCTTGGGCGGCCCCATCAACCACATATTGACTATGCCACTTGGTCCCCTTAAGGTATCTGCGCTTGTATGCAACAGCGAACAAGGGCTCGATACCAGTAGTTGTCCCGGCCATGATACCAATGGTGCCCGTTGGGGCAATGGCTCGATTGGCCACAGGCTGGCTGATCCCCAGCGACTTGCACATCGTATAGCTGGTCTCGTCCGATACACGTTCATAGACAGTCAGCCAACGATGGAGTTCAGGGGTGACAGCATATTCACTTCCTTGCTTGAGCAACCACTCATGGATGCCCATGATACCTAGACCCAAGCGACGGTTCTTCTCACGTACCTTGTACACCTTGTCATAGGGTAGCTGGGCCTTGAGGGTACCACAGATAAGGAACATAGTGGCCAGTTGGACCACGTCCTTAAGCTCGGCTAGGCTTTCGATTCTTCCGTAATTGACACTACCAAGATTGCATACGTCGGAGTCATCTTCAGAGGTGACTTCGGTGCAGGCGTTGCGTAGCGTTTCGTTTTCTTTTCCGAAGAAGTTGAAACTGAAGCCCGGTTCAGCAGTTCGAAGGGCTTGTTCAACATTTCGTTCGAAGACATCACCAACCTTTCCAGTGTTCCAGAAGTTCTCAAGCCACTCCGTATCATAGTTGACAGAGATATTCGTCATGTCAAGAGGGCATGGGAAGTTGAAGTCTTGTTGCTTGATGTCCCAATAACTCAGGCCAGTGGTACCAACAGGGATCTTCTCCCAATCTTTGGCTCCAAGAAAGTCATAGATGTCCGGATGCTTCCAATTGAGACTGCCGTAGATTGCACTGCGACGGCTGCCACCCTGCATAACTCTACGACCAATCTCATTGATCATCTCTATCTTAGGGAGCGGACCAGAAGCGGTGCCACCTGTACGACCAAGCAGAGACCCTTTACCACGATACCTAGAATAATCGTTCCCAATGCCTCCTCCTGTCATCAAGCAGGACTCAGCCTTCCAACTCAGATTAGCCCAATCTTCTCGGCTGTCTTCCTCTGATCGCAGAAGGTAGCAGTTGTTGTAGAACTTGGCGGTCCGGCCTGCATAGTAAAGGTACCGACCACCAGGAATGAACTTCATCTCCTGCATGTAGAGGATGAGGTCCTTCTTGTCATTCTCCGTCATACGGTCTTCACAGACGTCCTCAACCAGGGTGGCACAGAGTTCATTCCAGGTCTCAGCCCCTTCATGCCTGTACTTCTGGTTGAAGATCGTCTCAGAGAACTGGCTCCGGAACTGTGGATTTTGGTTACTTCGCCAGCTCATTCATCCTCCTCATATTCGTCTGTGAAATAGTAGCTTTCATCTTCATTGTACGTCTTCTTGCGATCAGGCACAATACGCTGCCTGTACTTAGGTCCGAAGAGATCCTTGGCGATATGATTCTTCATTCGTTGTCGCCGCTTGTCTTTACCTTCGTACCGGTTGAGTCCCTTAGGCACTTCATACCCCTATGATATTGTACACCAATCTGCGCCAAAGTGGAAGTCGGTTAAACTCCTCATCCCACTTCTCTTGGGCGGCTAGTATCCGCATCTCATCTGCGAGTACATCACCGCCCATATAGTCATCAGGACCGAAGAAGTCTTGAGGTCTATCCTTTATTCGCAACACCACGGATCCTTAGTTCTGCTCTCGCGAGGGCGTTCCAAGCGGTGTGGAGATCGTGATGAAGTCCAGACTCATCATCCAGAACCGCTCCTTCTGCCTCTTGGGTAAGGTGTCGTACCAGTCCATCAGAGTAGCGATTGTGTCCGTCAGGGACATGGAGCCATCCGTTCCAAGCATACTTAGTGGCTCCGAAAGCGCTGACGAGAGCAACTCCTCGTACTGCTGCCGGGAAGTAAGAAAGGACTCCACGATAGATTGGAGCTTTTCCGGTGTCATCCTTCCGTGCCCCAGCAATGCCTTCCGTCTTGTCACCAGTCACCTCACTCATCAACTTGCAGTCCCACCAATAGGTTAGTTGGATCTTCAATAGGAACAATCATGAGTCCAAAGTTATTCAGTAGTCGATTGAAATCATTGGGATGAATGTACATGCCGTACTCTTCCTCCAGCCCATCCAAGAATTCAATTAGTACGTCTCTCATCTCACACCTTCGTTCGCTTACCAGTGGACCATGATCCACAGCTTTGACATTGAAGCCGCTCGACCTTAAAGTATTTAGTACGTCGATAGCCTCGCTTTTGGATATGGCTCGAACCACAACTTCCACAGGTGCCCGCTCCTTGTCCATCAAGATGGGGATGATCCTTAATGAATGGCTTGACTCGATTGTACAGACCAACAAGAACCTTCACGTCTTGCACGCAGTAGCGCTGCATTCGAAGTCTGGCCTTGGGGTCACCCTCAAGCACAGATCGCCAAAGGCTAAAGCCCTCATGCTTCATCTTGTTACCAGCCCCGAGTAGCGGAGCGATATAGGCCAAGCGGTTCATGACAAACCCAAGTTTCTTGACAGTCTTGATCAAGTCTATGCTAGTAGGCGGCGGTACATCTCCAAAATCATTAAGAATAAGATGCCCCCTAAGCTTAGGCAAATCGTAACGATCACCATTATAAGTGACCACAGCATCAGCTTCGGAAAGAAGTTCGTAAGCTGCCTTCGCCATACCCTCTTTACCATCAGTCCACTCCGAGAAGAACATGAACTTATTTGATCCGGCCCAGTTGGCACAGAAGCAGAGGAGACCACCCTCATCAATCAGTTGGTCAGGTGAGATGTTCTCATCCCACATCTTCCAGACATATGCTGTGGCCGGAGCCCATTCAATGTCAAGATAAAGAACCTTAGGTCCAGTCATCAGGAATTTCTCCTTCGGCCCACTTGAAGCCGTTCTTGGTCGCCCACTCTCCGTGGGTTTTCCGAGAACCTTGCATCTTCTTGTCGGCCTGTTGAAATAGGAACCTGATGTCCAGGTCCGGGTGTTGTTGTTTAACCGCTAGCATCTTCCGCTTGCTATCCTTGTCCAGGAAACCCTTGGCTTCCACAATAATACCTGTACTCTTAATCACGAAGTCCGGGCGGTACTCACCATTAAGAGTATACGGAAGGCGAAGCTCCTCATAGGTGTGCTCCACCTTCCGCATGTTCAGGTTCGCGACGATGGTTCGTTCGAACCCACTCTTGAGTGCCATTAGTTGATGGTCTCGTCCTCAACGTCAGCAATCTCAGCAGACTTCAGACGATGTAGAGGCATCATGATACCTGCCACAGGTTCACCATCATCGCCTTCAACCATGACTGCGACGTGATGGGTGGTGAAGATCAGGAATCCATCGTAGTAATATTCCTCACCATCAACATCGGTGAGAACATAGGGATGAGCCGGGAATTCCTTCTTGTCCTGGTCCTTGCCCCCAACGATGGAACCGAACTGAACGATGTTGTTGTCGTCATCCATGTGACTTAACTCCTTTAGAACGTGGCTTCAGGGACATTGGGTTCTTTGGCCACATTGGTCAGGAACCTAGGTCCAGATGCATACAAAAATGTGCGAAGACCAAGACCACCATTAGCATCAGCCCAGCAGCGATCCTTGAACGCACAGTAAGAACAATTAACACCGAGCTTACGATTGCCCGACGCCCCATCTTCTTGGTCTTGGTAACACCGTTCAGGCTCTACCTTGCTTTCAATTGCTTCCTTGAGGTAGTCAATTCTGCCTTCGATGTCTATGCCAGCTAAGTCCTCTTGAGGATATTCGAGGTAGGCCAGGTGACCATTCTGTTTGTCGACCGCAAGGAATGCACCATCAGTGCCGCGTCCTTTGCAGTAGCCAGCTAGTTGGTCGACGTAACCAAAGGGATCGTCCTCAGCAAGCGTTCCGTCCTTGAACTTCTTGAATGCATATGTGCTTGCTGACTTGACGTCTACTGTGACTCCGTTGATATCCGCATCGATACGTCCTTTAACACCGCGGACATCCACCTCAGCTTGCTGGCTCGTAACATCATTGCCAGCGACTCGTGCCAGGAACAGCACAAGTGACTCGATGATGTCTCCAAAGATGAACTTGATAAGAGTGTGCGGCGCAATTTGTTCATTGGGTTCGAACCTAGACTCATACCAGAGTTGTCTGGCACCCTTTCCGACGTTGGACATTCGGAGCCGGAACTTCCTGCGCTCCCCTGTCAACTGTTCCTTGAGGCGGTTAGCGATGAGGTCACTGAGTTCCTTGCCGAACATTTCCGCCTGCTTCTCAGTGACCTCAGCGCCTTGACTCACCACCCGGTAGATTGACTCTACGACTGGGTGATGGGTCAATTACGCAACCTTACGCGGTACAACACCGTGCTGTTCAAGACCACGAACACAGGTCGCCCCGATCTTCCGAAGGAAATCCAGAGCAACCGTACCGTCGCCAAGCGGGGCCAGTTGGCCTTGAGTGATTGCCGCCCGAGCCTGGGTCGACAGTTCTTCAATCACCAGAAGAAAACCTTCCGGACTGGCCGAGCAGCCGCCAACAGTGGCGTACTTGCTGTCTTGATAATCACGTTCACCATCAATGATGTTATAGACTTCAGCGCGACTGGTCATTAGCTGGCCTTATGTTGAGTGATCTTGTCCAGGGTGATCTTGGCCCGAGCTTCAAAGAGCTTCAGGTCAGCGATCGCCTTGTCAACGGTCTTCACATTGTTGTGGCCAACGAGGATGCCACCGATAAAACCAATAACGAGAGTTGCAATACTAAACAGCATCAGTCTTCAACCTCCTTGGACCAGTCGTCATTGGACACCGATCCATCATCTTCCTTCACGGGGAAATCACCGCCATTGTAGGGGACGTGATCCCAAACTTGAAGGGCCAGGATGTTCATGCTGAACTTGCCCTTCTTATATTCATTGATCGCGAAGTTCACGTTGACCACGGAACCATTGCCAATCTTCTCGCCGTTCCAGGGGTTACCCTTGGCATCAACGATACGGATGGGCTTGTTTGGGCTACCGTCGGCCTTCAGTTCCTTGCGGCTGAAGCGAACGAACGGGCCGTCACCCTTGTCCTTGATCCGGTCTCCGAGACCTTCCTTCTTCAGACGTTCGACCGTGTCTTCATCGATCTCAACATCAGTAGTCCATTCCTTGAATGTATTCTCGTAACCCCACACGGGGTCACCAATAACCTTGGCCCATTTGGCCTTGCCACGAATCAGCATATGTCTCTTCACTCCTTTAGGGATCGAATTCCATAGAGGTTTGTAGATATTTCTAGGTCGAGGAGATGGGTCGTATAAATACCCATCATCTTCATAGGTAAAATAGTGTTCGATAGCTTCGTCAGCCCATTCGCCCACTCAACTATCCTTTCCTAATAGTATTATTATACCCCATCACTGGGATAAGTCAATCAATAGTGCTAGACTTGACATAATTAATTTTGGGTGTATAATACCTTTAAGGGCCCCGGTAAATACCCTCTTATATATCATATACAATTGAGGGTGCTTCGATCCAGACAGTCGCGCCACATGGCAGGGGACTAGCTGGGTCCGTAGTCAGGGTCGCCCCCTCGGGGAAGCTGACCTCGATCGCATAGGTGGGCTTACCGTGTTTGCCCTTGGACACCCTAAACACAGGCTCGCTCTCACCATATTTACGGTTTGATTGAACACGATGTCTGTTAACGACTACATAGTACATCAGTGACACTCCGCCCAGTTGTTTCCAAGTTTGTATTCACCGGTGAGAGGGACGTGGAAGTTCAACTCTTCACCAGCTTCCTTAATACTGTTCACACAGACCTTCCCAACCTCATCTCCATCCTTAGGGTCACAATCCTTCTGGCCCTCATCATGAATGTTACCCACAAAGAAGCCGTCAAGGCCCCGCTTGAGGACTTCCTTGCGTGCCAGTATGGCTGCCACCTTCATGACAATTGCACCGGCACTCTGAAGCTTGTAGTTGAGTGCAGCATGGGGTGCATGGCAGCGAACAAAGCCACCATCACACGTCTTGATAAGACCACCAGTCATCTTGTATTCCTGCTTGACCTCAGTGGTCAACTGCTGGAACCCGGGGATACCAACCTCCAACTTAGATCTTACCCATGCACCATGAGCCCTGGCTTCACCTGGGTCTGTTAGGTTGGTCTTAGCGGTGTACCCCAGCTTCTTGTCCATGGCTCCGTAGAGCATGGCGTAGATGACGTTCTTGACTGCTAGGTCTCGGTACTCATCTGGCTCCTCCAAGAGCCGTGTGTTGAACATGTGTGGGTCGCCCTCGGTGTAAAGCTTCGTCGCTTCAGGGTTGTTAAGATACTGAGCGAACATTCGTAGCTCCAGACCGCTAGCATCATAGCCCACTTGGATGCGCCCCGGAGTTGCCATCCAGAGTCTTCGGCACTCAATCCCATACTTCACCTTGACCTTTGCCTTGGGGATGTTGGCTGTGTTGGGGGAACTATGGGTCATACGCCGGGTCCTTGCACCGCAGGTAAACACCCTGCCATGCATCCGGTGGTCATCATAGTTGACGTTGTTCAACCATCCTTCCACCATTGTCGACCTGCCTTGGAGTACCAACCAGTCTGCGATTGCTTGGACAGGCGCATGGCCCGAGCTTTCTGCAAACGCGATAAGGCTTTCCTCATCAACCTTGGGGTTGCCCTTCTCCGTGTAGTTAACTGGTTCATATCCAAGTTCAAGTAGCCGGTCGATCCTTTGCTTCGGCGACCCAATATTAAATTCCTCCCACGCTAGGGTTGAGTAGGTTCCGTCTCCGTTATCACGGATTTCAGGATACTCTTCGACATGCCTAAGATAGCTTGCAAAGTCTTGACCGTCCTGGCGAGTTCTTCGTTTGTAAGTTCCCTGCTCAGATAGCCGTGAGGGGAAGAGATTTCGGATACCAACTTCGAGGTCAGATTGTTCAGCTCGGAGCCGGCTAACCAGAGCCTGAGCCCCTGCGATATCGAAGTACCATCCGTTACGTTCTTGTTCATCTAAGACAACTCTGATTTCGTGCTCGATTGCACAGGACTGTTCTGAGTAACCCACTTTCCGCATTCGCTGGACAAGGGCTTTGAATATTTTCTTGCCGAGTTTGACGTCTTGCTGGCAGTAAAGATCCATCTCAGTGCTATATTGAGACCAATCAGACCAATGACCTTTAGGGTCCTTAAGACGATGGCCCCAAGCTTCAAGACTATGACCACCGGGAAGGCCAGGGTCATACAGATAGCTAAGCACAAGAGTATCGACAGTATTTCCAACATCCGCGTGTCCCTCCGCAAGGCGCTGAGTGTGAACCGCGTCGTACGAGAGCGCATTATGGCCAACGAAATAGACTTCTTGACCTTTAAGCTCAGCGAAGAATCTTCGAATTGCATCGCGTCCAACAAAACTATGTACCTCAGATTGATCCATGCGGCTGGCACACATGACCCAAAGTTTACTGGGCCACAGGCTGTCCGCTTCAACGTCTATATACCAATACTTGTGGTAGTCCTTAGGATCGGGAAGATACTTTATGCCCATACTTCGATGTCTGCACTCCCTCCAGCATTGTACACCTTGATCTGCTCCTCAGTCAGTGGGTTGAGTCTGCCAGTGTGCTCATTGTAGTGGAGCAAACCGCCGGGCCCAGTCCTGCCACAGAACCTGTTCTTGGACACCATAATCTTGGTCACATTCCTGCGCCAAGGATCCTCACTGAGCTTCTCGCGGCTCAGCATCAAGACGATGTTACTGAGTTGCTCGATGCCTGCGGTCCCTCGGATCTGGCCCTGTCGGTTGATGTGAACGACAGCAATGACTGCGATGTTGAGTTCCATACACAGCATCTTGAGCTTGGTAGTGATCTCATCAAGCTGCTTCCGCTCGTCACCAGATTGGTCACTGACCACAATACTTAGGTGATCAAGGAAGATGTACTGGCAACCGAGGTTGTACATGTGCCTGACTTTGTTCAGGATTTCCTGAATGTTGTTTGATCCGAAGTGATCATAGATGACTAGCTTATCCGTGTTGACTATGGCGTCAAAGTATTTACGGATGTCTTCCTTCGGGATGGACTCACGGACATCAGGTAGATGGAGGGGCAGGTTGGCCTCAATGGACATCAGACCAAGTGCAGTATCCGAGTTGGGTTCCTCCAAGTACATAAGGCCACAGCCAGCATTAGGTTTCTCTTTGCGGATCTTGTAAACGATCTCACGTAGCACAGATGTCTTACCAACGCCAGTGTCGGCAGAGAGAGTAACGAGTTCCGAGAGCCGGATGCCATACGTCTGATAATTAAGTTCGTCCCAGGGATAAGGGACTGTCTCGTAGTTTTTAGGTTCGCTGACCTCATCCCACATTTCACGGCCGAGCTTAAGGCCACTAGGGGTAAAGCCGGGTGCAGCCCACCATTCACGGTTGAAGTCTTCGCGGTAGCCAGCTTTAAGATAGTCGTTCGGATCCTTGCCCTTTGCAAGAGTAAGAATCTTGACCTTGCCGATGGGGAACATTCCCGCCACCGCCACTGCTGCCTCTTGTCCAGGGAATCTAACCTGCCCTGTCTTCGCATTGAGCTTGCCTTCGTCTTTGTCGAATACAATTACGATGTGAGGAAAGGAATTGAGATACTCGAAGTTGTCAGCAACATCACGAGTTGCACCATCAGCACCGTTCCGGACAGACACACAAGGCCACCGGCTTCCAGTAAGTTCATAACAAGCCATCGCATCGTATTCGCCTTCAACGAGCGTGATGAACTTGGCGGAACCTGCTGGGAAAAGTTGGGAGCCAAAGAGTCCAGAATGCTTGAGATCACCTTCGACGTAGAATTCCTTATCGGGCAACCTAACCTTGTTAGCCAGGTGCTTGTTGTCATTGAAGTATGGAAAGTAAGTGGTCCCACCTTCCCGCCACACACCGAATTTCTCGGCTGTTTGCTTGGTGATCTTGCGATCGTCAAGGTTCTCGAATAGTTTCTTGAGTTGGGTAAGTTCAGCGGCTATCTGTTTAACTCCTTGTTCTGTTGGGTATGTTGATGTGCCACATGCAAAGCAATACGTATGGCCGTCATCATACGTGCCATTGGCATCACTGGATCCACACGAATCACAGCTTATGTGCCTTATAAATTTACTGGACACTCATCTCTGACAAAATCTCCGTAAGGATATTGTAGATGTCCTTGGTCGTATGAAGATCAGCAATCATCTTGCCATCCTTACGGGCTTGATCCATTCTAATTGCTTGCTCATGACAATGATCTCGAAGCTTCTTAGCTCGTTCACGAGTCAAGACAAGCCTCCTCATATTCCTTCATTCTCTTAAGGCCCAACTCAGTGGGTTCACCGAAGTTACCATAGCCACGGTTCTTGCAGTATTCCATGGTGATCCCCAAGGCTGCACCCCAACTGGGCCACATCACCTTGTCACCTTTGAGGAACCCGTAGTCATACTCAGTGAGGCTATTGTCATTCTCTAGGTAGTCTTGGCGTTTGTCCATTGTTCCTCTCATGATACTGGCGGATGAGCCACTCAGCCAAACTGGGCATTGACTCATAGTACCAGCGGATATAGGCTTCATAGGTCTTATGTCGGCCGTACACTACGGCTGTTCTCCATGGAATTTACGGGCCCAGCCGTCCCGCCAGTCAGCCTCCTTGGCCAACTGTTCAGCATCGACCTTAGCCTTATAAGGATTACGGGTGACTGGCCCCTTGTACAGGTAGCCCTCCCACCAAGCCATCGAGTGGGCCTTGACCTTAGCGTTTTTCACGATGACACCTCTCTAAATAGAATACCACTTCTGCCCTGAACTTGTCAACCAGTGTTAGCAGGAGCAATAAGCCCTGCCTGTCCCGCCGCAGCCATAACAACAGGGCAGTGGTATGTGAGTACGTCTCGAATCTCTTCAGCAATCTGGCGGTGCTCAAGTTGCGTTTCGGGTCCGAGCCTGACGCTGAGGTAGTGGATCCAGTCTCTGAGTGTGCCATTCATGTACATCCTTGTACGGGTAAGGCCCTCGGGCAGCAGCTTCCGCGCCACCTCTTTGGCTATGCCTAACTTAAGTGCTTCCTTATACCCATGATAGGTCCGATCCCAGGCTTCTTTCTGAATCCAAGCCCACATAAACCGGACTGAATCCTCGTCGTCCAAACTCAAGGTATTGAGTGGCAAAGAGTTCTGCCTGTTCTTCTTGTCTTGAAGTCTAGCCTCAGACTCGACACGATCTTCAGGTGCCTCACTGTATCGTTGGCTGAACTCCTGGAAGTGGAAGGACCGGTGCCTGAGGATCTGACGAGCGATGTCCCTGGTGGTGCTAATCTCAAGGCAGGCATTGGCCATCTCGAAAGGTGACCAGTGCTTATGCTTGATGAGATAGGCGATCAGCTTGTCACTAGGATCGTCCGGTATGGCGTTAGGGTTGGACACCCTAGCCATGAACGCAATTGACTTGTCCGCCTCCACCGTCAGCCACTGAAGATTAACACTCAATGTTGGCGTCCTCCAAGGAGATCAGTTCGGGCTCAGTGTTCCCGGTAATGTCATCTTGACCATAGCCGGCCAAGGTTTCGTAGATAACTTCCTGACATTCAGGGCAGTCCGAGTTGACCTCGGTGACTGCATCACTGTCAGCATTACAAATTGCACATCGCATTAGCAGAATCCTAGGTTGGGTTGCCAGTCTTCATCTTCCCACGGAGGATCGCCCCCGAGGTCATGGTCGATATTCTCTTCGATCCACTCGAAGCCCCATGCCTTGGCCTGAGGATCGGAAAGCTTCTTCACGAAGTCCACACACTCACACCGAAGCGAAGCCAAGCAACCGTATGGATCGTGATAGGTGTTGACGATTGCCTCAAGGCAGTTGGAGATAGACGCGAAGTCAACCGACTTATCGGCCTCATTCACATCCTTGGAGAACATGATCCACTCGCCCACTTTACGGGCATAGTGCGTGAAGCCATGACTAGCCATTGCGTTCTTCATCTTGACAGTAAGACTGTCATTGAACTTGAGGATTACCTTATTCGCCGGCATTTGTCAACTTCTCATATTCACGGAAGGCTTCAGCGTACAGCTCGACGGTCTTGCCTTCGAGGCCGGGGGCTGTGTTGACTTCGAGTACATAGTATTTCCCGTGCTTGTCTTGGATGATGTCGACCGCCCCGAAGTGCAGACCGAGGAAGTCAATCGCATCAGATGCCAGACTGTCCCGAGCTTCATCTGGGGCTATGTTGCCTCTGACATACATGAACCCATTGGCATGGGACCTGACTTTCCATGTGACCACCTCCTTATTGGGGTCCTTGATCTTCCGCTGAGTGTCGACGATCTTGTCACCAACCACATGTACTCGGAACTCTTTGTCCTTGAAGATGTACTTAGTGTACAGAGGAGCTTCAGGAACTTCCTGTCCGGGCTCAACGATCTCGATGCCATCGCCGCTGTGCCCACTCAGTTTGTGTCGGACAACTACAGTTGCACCTTCTTGAGACCAGATCCTAGCATCCACTCGATTAGTGGTCCACTCAGGTGTTGGTACTTGGCCGGGCTTAAGCATTTGAAAACACTTAAGTTTATCGGCCGCCTTGCTCACTGGGTCGGTGTAGTTCCAGACCCTGGCACAGTCCTTGACTGTCTTGATGTCCTTGGTTGAACCCCAGTTAACCAATACGTCTTCGAACTCCAGGCCAGCACCCTTAATGCAACGCTTGAAGCCTGGTTGAGATGCCAGCGCTTTGGCCCCGTTGCTAAGGCGGCCGTTAGTGGTTATCCAAATGGTCATCAGAAGTCATCATCCTCCATCGGGGGCTCATCATCGAAGAAGTCATCGTCAGGATCAGGAATGGGATCACCCCATCCGTCGACTTGGACCGGAGCAGGCGGCGGCGGTGCGGCCCACTGTCCTTGCATGTGACCAGCAGGGGCCTGACCAGGATTACCTTGGATAAACTGCGCAAGGTCATTGGCATTCTGCTGTGCCGCCTGAACCATCTGAACGGCATCAGCACCATGCGCTTGGACATGGATCTGGTTGAACACCTGACCTTCAATGTCAACGAATGCCTGAGGAGCCTTCTTCATCTTAGGCACAGGTTTCTTCGGACCATCCTGAACCACCCACTTGGAGCAGTAGGCGAACTCCTGGGCCAGCCTCATCCCTTGATGCAGCATGTCCTCATACCCAAGAACCTTATGATACTTCGGAGCACACGTCTCCAGGATCGAGAACAGGAATTCCTGAGCAGACATCTGACTGAACTTCCGGATGACGTCCTGAGGGTTTTCGAAAGTCTTTGCCTTCTGCTTGATGAAGTCGATGGTCCTGATCCAGTGAATGATCCGGAGCAAGTCAGTAGTGCATTCAAGAGACCGGAATTCCACAGTCCCGAACTTGTTCAGGGATGCGTAGTTGATTGAGCTGTATCGATTGTTCTGTCCGACACCGAACACGGTTCCGTTCATCTCCATGGACTTAACCAAGTCGATGATCTGGCCTTCCGCATCCTTAGACCGGAGACAGAAGTTATTGCCGATCCGATGATCACCATTCTGGCTAACCAACAGCTCATCGAAGATGATGCAGAGTGTGATGAAGTTGCAGACTGTCATCAAGGTGTCTGCCATGCAGTTCACATGGACGTGGATGGATGTCCGGTAACTGTCGTACACCTTCAACTTCGGATTGTTGAGCCAGTCCATCATGAACTTGACAGACTGGAAGGTGGGTTCCCTAGCCTCGGGAATCTTGGTGACGTACTCGATGGCCTCATCCCCGGGGTTGAGCTTGCGAAGAGAGTTGTCCTGATGGATGTCCCACTTGGCCATCACACTAGGCGGCGGATGGGTGATCCCGCCCTTGCCTTCGAGTTCGATCTCGATTCCGTACAGTTCCGGAACCTCAATGACGTGAGGCCAGTTCATCGGAACGTAGTCATGCACGTAATTGTTGAGAGGCAATGGCTTAACCAGCACCCATGATCTCCTTCAATTCTTCAGTGAGGTGTTCGTATTCGTCGGATAGTTTAAGGTCAGTCATCTTATGGGACATACATCCAATCAACCGACCCTTGTGCTCGATGATCATGTCCTTGTGGATCTTGTCCCACGACAAGGCGAGATGTCGGTGGAACGCAACCGCCGGTCGCTGTTGATCCTTCAGGAGTTGTTCGATCTCCTGCACAGTGGGATACTTGTCAACAAGCATCTGCTCGATGGACTTGTCAAACTCGAAGTTGAAGCCGAGGTTCGGTGTCTTTTCCGAGACCCGATACTTCAGTTGCTCGCCCTTCAAACCTTGACGATACTGACGCAGAGGCTGCCTGTACCACCAGACACACCCATAAGAGTGATTGGAATAGCCCAAGTTGAACCGAGTCAGGTTCAGCTCAGGGTCAGATAGCTTAACGATGGTCTTGTTCCTGGCCGCTACTGCCCTGAGATGGAGTACGAAGTCCACCTCATCCTGCTCGTCCTGACCAACAGCCATGACTACCACAGGAGATTCCTTATAGTAGATGATCGTACCGTTCAACTTACCCCGAGCATCTTCGAGGTTGTCGTATCTGCTAGCCATTGCGGCACACCTCGGGCAACTCCGGAAGACCCTCGATCTTAAGGTCGAAGTGCTTGTTCCAGTCGGTGATGTTATTGTTGATGATGTGCTTGGCCAGTTGGCCGTAGTTGTCTTCGGCCCAGCCGTTGCCTGCAAACGCAGCCTCGACGCCGATCTGCACCGAATTGTACACCCAGGCGATCAGCTCGTCGTTGTCCAGCCAGCGGTTGCTAAGGACCCGGTACTCCACACCATAGGGCTTCGGTCGGAACGCCCCGGCCTTGCCATACAGGCTGCGCCTGGTGCTATCTTTGTCCCACAGCAGGGAGTGGATACCAAGGTAGTAGTCCATCTGACGGGCCACCTTGCAGCACATCAGATAGTGCTCCTTGTCGTACACATCCTGGTCCTTAGACCATCCGATGTGGACGTGGCCAGACGCCGTACGGAACGGTTTGGTGCCAGGGTTCGGCGGCGGGTTCTGCTCCATAGTCCAGGCGTTATAGTCCGGGTCACAGCCCAAGGTCTGGGCCTCGGGCGGAACTTCGGTGAGCCAATACTTCTGGTTGTAGTTGGCGACCGGCTCAGCCACCACGTTGAATCCGGGAACGTAGGATTCCAGGGTCGCCCGGACGGATTTGATGTTGTCGACGAACTGCTCGACCGTACTGGCCGGGTCGATGTTGAACTCAAGCGCGGTGCCGTCGACTTGAATAGCGCCCTTCGGAACCTTGAACGGTTCGTACTTCGTGCCGGGGACACGATCATGGGCGGAGATGAAATCCCCGTTGTTCGGGTTACGCATAAACAGTTCGGGATCAGCCCCGACTAGCACCGTGTTATTGTGCGCGAACATATCTGTGTAAGCTCCTGTTTTTACACTAGATTCTTGCAGATCTCAAAGATCTCGTCGTCGTTATAGCATTCCTCACAGAGGAATATATGATTGCCATCCACGGATTTCAGGGGATGAATGAAGTCACCCCATTCATGGTCGTTGGTGCCGCAGAACACACAACCACCCGCAACCAAGGCTGCGAATCTCGGCTTGTTGAGGATCTTTCCGTCATGATCCTTGTACGGAGGACGGAACTTCTTGGTGTCGATCTTCTTCTTGCCGAAGATATGGACGACGTTACTTGACGAGGATCCGGTATTTGTACTTGCGTTCGGACTTCTTCGGACGTCGTAGTGAACGCCATAGTCGTCCAAAAAATCGTCACCATTATTCCGGTTGTGGGTTGGGACGTAGTGCCCACCTTGGTAGACGTAAGGCACAGTGGGGGTATACACCCGCTTCTTGCCTTCCCGAGTCACCATAGTCGGTGGCCCGAACTTCTCATTGAAGGTCTTCGGAACGACCCAAGAGATGTGGGTGTTGTCGCCCACCTTGAAGATGTCCTCGTCCTTCACCTTCTTATACGACCTGTTGATCACCATCTTGAGCATGTCGATCTCAGATGCCCAGATGAGGGTGCAGTGATCCTCACTGTATGCATAGTGAAGAGGCCGCTTGTCATTGCGGAGGAAGTTGATCGTATTCTCCGCTTTGTCGTACCACGTCAAGGCCCACGCCCCTTCCATCACATCAACGGCTTCCTTGATGCCTTTGTGATTTATGGTGGAGTAGATGGCCTGACTGTCGGTGTCGTACTTGTCGTGGTCGTGCAGTTCTCTGATAGACCACTTGTCAAGAGTGCCGTTGTGCGCCCCGACCACCTTGTCAAAGGCAAATGGGTGAGCATTCTCGACGGTGTGCTTGCCAAGGGTGGCGTAGCGATTGTGACCGATGATGACCTTGCACGCCTTGTTCATCATGTCATTGTATTCCTTGGTCAACATGAGGTTGAACGGATGTCCCACCTCCTTGGCCACATGAATACTGCTGTCATGTCGCTCGACGACAGCCACGCCGGTTGAGTGCATACCTCGAAGGCTGTCCACAATCAAGAGATTGTTGAACAAGTCCTTCCATGTGGCCGTAGTGTCGCCGGCCATTCCAACTAGACCACACATGTTAGCTTTCTTCCTCTATGTTAGCCTTGACTTGTTCAAGAGTGGCGGGTTGCATCCACTCATATTTGCCAAAGTCAAGTTCTCCAGTATAATTGAAGCTTCCACCACCCTCACCAGAGGCATAAGTTTCAGGGTCGTGGTTCTCAAGGAGGTTAATGCATTCCTTGTCATAGAAGAACTCGACACTTCCCGATCCGTCTCCATTATTACGGACCGTATAATATATGGTCTTCATTAGGCAGTCGCCTTCCGGTTGACCCCCAGCTCATACTTGTCCCGCACTAGGTCGATGGACCAGTCGCTGAACTCGGAGTTGGGAACGTATTCCGGGTGGCCTTGGATGCACAGAGACCGGGTGTTCTGGTACCATACCACCTCGATGTCCTCGCCGTGCTTGATGTCCTTGGGCCTGGTGGTCATGATCGTCGAGCTGTCCTCGGCGTACTTGGAGTGGGCCACATTGGCCACACCGATGATCTCAGCCGTAGCCGGATTGGGCCGCATCATTTGGTGGTGAGTGGATGTGACGTCCATTCGTTTGCCAGTGGTGAGGTCGATCATCTGGTGATCCATCTGGTGATCGGTGACATGCTGCCACAGAGACCCACCATTCAGGCAGTTCAGGAGCTGAGCACCTCGACAGATGCCGAACATGAACGCCTTGCCTTTGAACTCGTTGAACAGGCCGATCTCGTAGTCGTCCCGCTGAGACCGTTCGTACGGGATGCCACGAGCCATCGGCTTCTCGCCATAGATGATGGTGCCGATGTCCCGGCCACCATTGAAGACCAGAATGTCCGCCAATTGGGGCGCATGGACCTCGTGGAAGCCATACTTGTTCATGAGGTATGAGCTGGTGCCGTTATAGGATTCGTGGTTCTCTCCGATGGAGAAGAACGAAAGTTCACGCTGCATGTCTGTTGTACTTTTCCATGATTTGTTTCAGGGAATGAGATTCGAACATCTCAAAGATGACATTAGGGTCTGACTCGCCCCATATGACATTGGTAGGTAGGCAACCACTGTTATTGCCCTTGTATGGCCTTGACAGGTAGCATAGATCCCCGTTGAGGATCCTTTCCCACTGGCTCGCCGAGTTGAACCACCAATGGTTGGAATTCGGGACACCGCAGTAAGCGCCTTTGTCATCAAGGCTAGCCGCTTGGGTCTCATAGTCCGTGACTGCAGCCACAATAAGAGCCAAGTCACTGGGCATCCCAAGCTTCTGGAGATGATACCAATTCTCTAGTGTGGCTGGGAACTCGATTGGTGCCCTGGTTGCAATGCAGAAGTTGAACAACGCATTGGCTGGGAACTTGTCAAGACCCGTGATCTCAAGATAATAGTCTTCAGTGTCCTTGTATTTCTTGAGTTCGATTAGTTCTTTGTACTGCTTGAATGGACCATTGATGATGTGCGTGATGTAATCCAAGGCATTACGGCCATACACCGCACAGAGCATCTTGGTCCAATGCACACTTCTAATGTGGCGCATGTCCGCATGGCAGACCTTGTTGTACGCCTCGTGATATTGTTCCAGATTGTCTGATAGAAAGACCCAAGATGATGGATTCGAGCTGTCAAGGTCCGGATATGAGCTGATGAGGTTGTCGAGTAGTTCCTCGCTCATCGCTGCCGTTTAGGCCGCCTTGAAGCTGTTCGACGTGTCGCGGACGAAGAAGCTCTGGACGGCACCACGAGGCTTGGCCGTGAAGATGAGCTTGAAGCCCGCCTTCTCCACCGCCGCCATGATCTTCGGCGAACTGGTCTGGCCGCTGTTCAGCGTGAGGAACGTGAGAGCCGGCTTCATCTGCTCGCCCTGGAAGACCTGATGGTCGGGGACGGCGTTTATGACCTGCTCGATCTTGGCGACGAGTTCCTCGGTCGAGAGAGCCGCGGCCTGCTTGAAGCCGGAGATGATCCGAGCACCACAGCACAGGGGCCACAGTTGGGTGCGCATCTCGTCCGGATAGGAGCCCGGATAGGTGGGGCCGAATTGAGCGGGAACCTTGGAGGTGTTAGCTTGCTTGGTCATGTCAGTCTTTCCTTTCAAATGACAGCCTTCAGGACTGTCCATTTAGGGGGTATTTACTGGGG